GCACCAAATTGCAACCCGAAACCGATTGCAGCTGCCCCAGGGATAAAGATGCTAGCGGCTACAAGTGCTGCGCCCGCAAGGATTTGCCCAACTCCTCCTCCCGAACCGGTCAGCACTGGCACAATCTTAAAAACCTCTTTTTCGCTCCAAGGTAAAAACAAGCCAGATACATCCTCATCATGCACAGCTTGCTTGCCAACAGTTACTCGATAAACAACGCCCCGTTTTTCACTACTCAAAAACCACTGTTCAAGAGCTGGGAAATTGGTTAGCAATGCCTTCAACGCTTGAGCAGGCGTATTAGCTACAAACTCAAACCGCCCTTGACCTAAAAATTCACGCAGCTGGCCGTAGACCTTAACGACTTTCATGCCTCAAGGCGCAAGCGGTGTTCTTCGCATAATACTGCCCATAGATGTCTCTGCTAGACAGTCTTCCCTGGACATGGTGCAAGACCTGCTGATCGCCAATGTAGATAGCGGCATGATTCGGGACAGGAGAGGACAGCTGCATCAACAACAAATCTCCGTACTGCAGCTCAGAGACAGGGATACGGTGAAAGCCCTCTTTCCCAAAATTATCTAAATACAGGTTTTGACCGTTTTCCCACCACTGATCACGCCTTGGGTAGTTCCTTAGCTGAATGCCCAGCTCACGCTTGTACCAATCCCGGCACAGGCTGTAGCAGTCAACCGTTCCATGAGCAAACTTACGCCCTACATAAGGCAGCTCGAACCCGCTGGGCTCGCAATATCCCCAGTTCCCTGTATTGGGATTGACAATATGCCAGGGCAATTTGCTCTCTTCACATGCCACCTTGTCAGCCTGTGATGGAGCGTGGTTAGTCCATGGATGACTGTGGATGACAGCAACGATTTCGCCTTGATCTTCCACTGCTGCATAGTCCTGCGGATCTAACGCAAAATGCTCCTCAGGTGTGACTGCAAGGTTCTTGCATGGAAAATATCTGCGCCTACCTTTGACCACCGCAACAAGCCCACAGCATTCTTTCGGGCTTTCTTCAGTAGCGTGCTCTAAAATTTTTTGCTTCAACGACGGGGGCAAGGTCATCAAAAACTCCGTTTTCAATTAAGACCCAAAAGGTAGCTCACCGTTTTCGCCTACCAAGCGCCCTGGAATCTTTTTATTATTAAGATCAAATTTACTTGCCAACTCAAAACTAACCACATCACGCGATTCAACTGCCTTTCTATCAACAAACCATTCTTCAACAGGGAAAGTAGCGTAGGGGTCTGCTGAGCTTTCCCCGTCTAAGAATTTTTTTAATGTGCGGATACGTAATACTTTCGCGCCATTAAGGTCGTTCCCTGCGGTTGTGAGGTTAACCTGCAACAGCAAAGCTGTCATGATGCTGTCGAGGTTGGAAACAGTCAAAGTAGGACGAGGCAAGCTGCCAGCGCTTGTAAACTCAAACCCGTCGGCCTTGACTGGCTGCCTTGAATAAGCTTGACCGTTCCAGACAATATCGCCTGATATATCTGCATTCGAGCCGCTGTGCCAACGGATAACAGTTGTCGCGCCATGCAAAGTGTTGTCGAGATGCAACTCAAACAATTCAATAATTGCGTTTACCGACAACCCTGAAAGGTCAGCATAAACAGAACTAATTGCAATCCATATAACGCTACCATCAGTTATCAAGCTGCCAATATCAGTCGGCCATGCTGGTTCTGAGCTGCCTGACGTTCCAGCTAGCGAGCACTTAAAAACAAGTCCGCTGTTCTGCGTAGTGCTAGCTCGTCGAACGTCTCCGACAGAAAAAGCAGTATTAGCAGCCCAAGAAGCAACAGCCATTACGGTTCAAACACCTGCCTGAATGTTGCCTGAATTGTGGCACGGTCCAGAAATTCTATTGCCTTGCTCCATTCTTCACAAACAAATTTAGAGCTAGTGGCCTCGCCGGGTGGGGTGAAGTTAAAAGCTACGTTGTCTGCAGCTCTAGCGTCTAAAAAGGCTTCAATAATGTCTGAGTCGGTCTCTGAAACATTGAAAGTAAGGTTAAAAATTTTGGGGTTTTGATTGAGGCCAAACGTTAGCCTCTGTTCATAACCATCACCAAAACGCACAATCCGTACTGACGGAGCGCTTGATTTTTGCATCCCATAAACAGGGTTAAACTCAGGGAAAGTAGCCATTAGATTGCTAGCAAGCCTCCAGGTCGTTTTTGTTTGATCAGCTCAGACTGAACGGCGGCACCGATCACTTTACCGAGCTGTAATGCGCTTGAATCGTCGCCTTGCACTTGAGACCCTGACGCATCCACATTTACGGTCACATTAGCGCCGCCCATTGCGTGGTTCGGCACAATATTGCCTGACGACCTAGGCACAAACAACTCAGGGCCGCGCTCACCTACTAAGAACGATCGGTTTGGGCTAACAGGGCCACCGTTCGCTCTTCCGCCGCCAAACAGTTTTCCAAGGAATCCTCCGCCAGAACCTAATCCACTAAACACGCTGTCGATACCAAACTTAAGCAAAATGTTGGCGATGTTTTTAAGTACATTTGACGCAACCTCTGCGAGAGATTTAGTCCCGTCCACGGCAGCAGACAGTGCGTCAACAACCCCAGTTTTAATAGAATCACCAATGCTTGTATAAAGATCGGAAAGTTTTTTGCCTGCTTCCTCTTCGGCTTCCTGTGCTTCCTTGGCGGCTTTTGCTCGGTCTTTTATAGCCTGCGTTTGAAGGTTTGTTGCGTCAACCTGATTATGCAATTCTAATGTTGCTGCAACCTCTGCATCTAACTGTTCTTTTGATAAGTTGCCTTTATTTTCTAAAAGCTTGCGCAGTTCAATTTGACGCTCAAACTGTACCCGTTCTTCTGCCGTCAACGCAGAAGCAAGCAGTGTTTGATCCTGTAGAGCTTGAACCCTCTTTGCGCTTGCCTCCGCAATTTTTTTGGCCTGTTCAGCTTCTTTGTCTTTGTCAGGTTTGGTTTTTTTCGTTTTCCCTTTACCTAAAAGGCCGCCTGTTTTGTTGATGTCATTTGCAGCATCCGACGCACTTGGAGTGCCCAACGAGGCCAAACCATCAGTGAACCCACGCCCAAGATCGATAGTGCCCTGCGCAAAACTTTGTATTCTGCTCACAGCGCCTTTAATCTTACCTTCAATAAAGTCTCTAATAGGCGCTGGTATTAAGTTATAAGCTCCCTGAATAATCTGAGTTATTTTGCTAAACAACCCGGCGAATACTCCCACTAAGCCCTGTGCAACTGATTTTCCAGCACTGGCTATGAATGCAAAAACTTTTCCAAGAACTTGCCCAATCCTAGCGCCAAGCCCAATGACGAAACTTTGAACTGTTTGAATTGTTTTTAGTACAGATTGAAAGCCTTGTTCTAAATTAAACGCTGCATCTGTGCCATCAACGCCAATTGCTTGACTTATTGCAGAGCCTATTTGCTTGACAATAGCAAAAAGAAATCTCACAGGCACTAATGCTGACTTTAATGCGACGGCAAAAACCTCGACAGTGACCGCTGCTACTTTGAAAGTTTCTTTGAGTAATACCCCTAACTCTGATTGATCAGTGAAAAGATTTTCAAACGCAGTTTGTAGCCGTTTTAGCTGACCTTGAATAGTGTCTGACGCGGTAAAAGCTGCCTTAGCCGCAGCACCCTGCGACTCTTTTTGATTCTCTAAAAGCTTGTTGTATTTTTCAGTGTTATTCAGCAGCGCCAGAATTGATGGGCCGGCTTCTGTGCCGAACGCTTTAATAACAGTGCCAGCATCTGCGCCCGACTTTTTGATCTTCTCTAGCGTGCCAGCCAAGCCGTCAGACTTGAGAGTTGACGCATTGATTTCAACACCAAGCGCCTCAAACTCTTTGCCAACCTTGCCCGCCGCAACCTGAGCGAAAGCAGTTTTAAGCGCGGTAAATGTAACCTCAGCGCCTTGACCGCCCGCAGTAATCTGTGCGACAGCGGCGTTAACCTCCTCAAGCGGCACGCCTAGCGAAGCAGCAACAGGGGCAACTTTTGCGATGTTGGCGGCATACTCCCCGATGACAATCTTGCCGTCATTTTGAGTTTGGATAAATCCATCTACTAACTTGCCCGCCTTGTCTGCTTCTAAGCCGTAAGCATTCAAAACAGAAGTTGCGGCATCGCCGACCGTATTGATGTCAGAAAAGCCACCAGTCGCTCCTAAACTTGCTGCTTTTAAGATTTCTGCGGCATCTGCTGCATTTGAAAAACCCGCAGAGGCAACGTCATACGCTGCGCCAGTTAGCTCAACAACGCTCGCCTGTCCCGACAATTCACGACTCACGTCTTGCAAACGTCCTTTTAATTCTTCACTGCTGCCGCCAAGTGATCGAAATTTTGCTTCAGCAAAATCCTGCTTACTTAAAGTGCTAAAAAGCGCCGTCAAAGCCCCTGCGGCACTTGTGATTGCCGCGATTGGGCCGAGAGCAGCCTTTAAGGCCCCGCCTAAAGCTGCCACCCCAGGCACTGCACCTTTGGCCGAGACACCTATAAATCGTGTCCCAATGCCGGCCTTTTTAGCAGCCGCTCCTGATTTTACAAAACGCCCGCTGGCGTCTCGCATTCTGCCGTTTAAAGATTCAACCGCTTTCTCTGTTTTGCGGCTCTGCTGCGTTACGCCCTTGAGCTGTTGGTTTGGCTGTTTTGCGTCAAGCTGAAGCGCAACTGATGCAATAACTCCAGTCACAGGTCAGCACCAACACTCATCACAGTCTACCGCCGCCGTTTGGCCTTTTTCATGGCCTCTTCATGCTCATCATTCAGCAGGTCAAAATAAGCAGACCAGATCAACAGCTCTTCGTAAGTCAGCTCTTTGTTGAGCTTGGCCAGCGTGTAACCAAGCTCTTTCGCGACCCCTAACTGCAGTCTTAGCAGGTTGTCTTTTTTTAACTGCTGCTTGAGGATTTTGGGTCTGCCGCATCCTCCTGCCCAGCAGTGAGAACCGCAATCATTAGTTTTTGCAAATCAGCGTCACGCACCTCATGCTTTAGCTCTGCCATTTCTCCCTGTTGAAACAACCGCTGCCCGCTTTCGTCCTGAGCTTTCAGGATCAAACACTGCAAAGCAAAAGCATCTGTGTCGTTGTTTGTGTTTTGCTGTGCGCGTTCACGCTCTGCCATCGTTAGTGGTGCAACCCACATTTCGAAGATTGAGCCATCTGACAGCTCAACGCTTTGCTTAATTGGCTGCAGGTTTGCGGACTTTTTTAGGCGATCAAGGGCACGGACTGAAGAGGAGGGCATACAAACCAGTTACTTCTGAGATATTAGGCATAAAAAAGGCCCCAGTACAAGTGGGGCCATTGCATGTTTTGCGCCTAATTAGCTTCTTGCGAAGTCAAAAGTTGGTGCCGCTGATGGACGGAAACTGATTTCAACAGACTGCGGATCATCAGGGTTCACTGAGTAAGAAGCAGAGGTGAGCACCGCTTCCATCTGGATGAACGTGCTAGACGAGTCAGCAGGGTCTGAACCAGACAAAACCAAGTCGGTGAACAGCTTGAAGGTGGCACCTGCTTGCTTGCGCTGGATAACGTCCTCAATCAGGCGAGTTGCAATGGTGGTGTCATCATCGGTGGTGAAGACAGTGCAACTTCCAGTGCCATCCGCGAAGCCAGTGATAAAGCTTCTGAATGGCGCAGTCTGGCCCAGAGTGCCTCCAATCGAAGTAACATCCAGCTCTTCGCGGGTTACCTCAAAAGACCAATTGTTGATGTTCCCGACTGATTGAAAGTCAGAAAAGTCGATAGTGAAAGGCGTGGTGCCGTCAGTCCCGTCATCAGACAGAGCCAGCTCAGAACCACCTGCAGTGGCTGCAAAAGTAGCGATACCTGTTGAAGCTGTATAAGTTCTAATAAAAACAGGGGTCCCTGCAGCAGTACCACCCGGCAGAGTGCCGCCGGTGCCGGTGCCGAGGCTTACTTTGTCGTTGACCTTAAAATTCAAAAAGGTGCCGACATTGATGTTGTTGCTGCCGCTGGTGACGTTCGCTGCAGTAAACGTGCTTTTAGTACCAGCAGGCTTGTAATAGAGAGCGCCGGACGTACCGGACAAGACAGTAGCCATGATGTTTGAGCGGTAGTGGCTTGATCCAGCTTATTGTAAGTAAGCATTGAACGTCACGCTAACCTGAGTTTGCAGGTAAGCCTCAGGAGCGCCCGGTTGAACTGTCACCGGCCCTGATGCGGCGTCAAACGTAACACTGCTTACAGTGACACGATCGAATAAATCTTTAACGCGCTCAGCAATCGTGTAGTTCGCGCCTGTACCGACGCCAACTGCTGTAAAAATATCAATCAACACAATTCCAGCTTGCTGGTTGAAACCTGTTGTTGGTGCCTGCAGGGTTAGGTATCCGTTGTCGTTGAACTGAATACCAACCTGTATCCAGCTACTGCTGTCAGGTGGCGTGAAAGGTACGTTTG